CACATTTTATTCCACGGCATTTACAATTCTGCCGATCGCGTTGGTTGTCCTTCACTCCGATGCTCGTCTAAATGTTTTATATACAAGCATTTACTCAAATACGGTGACCGCTGATCCGGTCGCTAGCCCGCGGCATATCGAGTTTGCGCTTTCGAGTCCACAATGGCCTTGGCTTCCAAATCAGGAAAAGCAAGACCGCTTACGCTCGAATTGCCTTAAGACTTCATCCCTGAATGCTTGCCCTTCTGAGGCATGGGCGCGGATCTTCCGATTTACCTCCACAGCGCGAACCATACATTCGGCGCATCTTAGGCCACGAGTAGTCTGATGTCCACTCGCCCATATATTGGCTTCTGAAAGCATCACCGCCGCGTTGCTCTTCCCGAAAATGAACGCACCATGTAGCATGTGGGCCTTCATGATGTTTTGCCGATTCTTCTGAATCTGTTTTACACCATTCACAGATAGCCATAAACCCTCCATTCATTAACCGTATCACCATCCGTATTCTCATGTAAAGCCCTGGCGTAAACTATTTTTATGGGCGATAAACTACAGGCGGCAAAGGCGCGGGCGGCGGCAAGGCTGAGACTCCCGGCAGGGAATCAGGCGGCTGGAGTTGGTGACGTTTACGCGAACCCCGCTGCGAACGTAGGATGGGGCAGTACCAGCCTAGCCAACGGTGGACGGCACATCCCCTTCCGTATCTCGCTTGATTACCAGAAGCTCGTTTTCATGTATCGCGGCTCATGGGTGATTCGGGCTATCGTGGATACAAAGCCCCAAGACCAGTTAAAAGCCTTTCCTTCCATTGTCAGCCAGGTAACCCCAGAACAGATTTCTGACTTCTACAAAGTAGTTGCTTCAACCGCGACTCTACAGAAATACATAGAAGCTCGGAAGTGGGGAAGACTGTTCGGTGGGGCGCTTGGTATCATTATCCTCAAGGGCCACAATGATCTCTCACAGCCCCTTACATTAGAAGATGTGGATGTGGACAGCTACAAAGGGCTGCTCGTGGTTGACCGCTGGTCTGGTATGTCGCCCAGTTCGGAACTCGTCAGAGACTTGGATAATCCCGCCGAATACGGATACCCAGTGTACTACGATGTTTACACTGAGACAGGGGATCGGTTGCGCGTCCATCATTCTCGCTGTATGCGATTCGTTGGCCGCGACCTTCCCTTGTTCGAGAAGCAGATTGAAACCTACTGGGGCATGAGCGAAATCGAATGTGTCTTGGATGAGCTAAACCGCTACGACTACGGCATGGCGGCGGTTTCAGACCTTATCTCGCGGGCGAACGTCTTTGCTATGCAGAATCCCATGCTGGCGCAGATGCTCTCCGGTGTTGGGCTGACAGAGCAGCAATTGAAAGATTATCTGGTCCGCACGGCAGCGGTATCGGAGAACATCAGCACGAATGGGCTGTTGATTCTAGGAGAGGATGAGCAGCTATTCACCCATCAGGCATCGTTCTCTGGCCTCTCGGAAGTCATGCGAATGCAGATTATGTGCCTCTGCGGAGCCAGCGGGTATCCGGTTTCAAGGCTCTTCGGCGAGACGCAATCCGGGCTGTCGAGTTCCAACGAAGGTGATTTGCAAGCGTACTACGATAACGCAGATCAAGAGCGCCAGCAGCGAGAACGTCCTTTGATGGATAAGCTAATTCCCCTTATCTGCATGAGTACCTGGGGCATGGTGCCGGATGATCTAGATTACAACTTCGCGCCTATGCGGACGATGAACGCAAAGGAAAAGGCAGAGCTTGCCAAGAGCCAGTCTGATGCGATTCGCGGATACTTTACCGATGGCATTATTGGCCGTCAGACCACATTGCGCGAAATCCAGACCGCCTCGAAGATCACCGAGATTGGAACGAACGTGACCGACGAAATGATTGAGGCGGCGGACGATGATGTGCAGGTGCCTTTGCAAATTGAGACAGAGGAGGCCCGCGCCGGGTCTGAGGAGTTCTCGGAGGGAAAGACAGGCACAGAGGCCAGCAAGACCAAGGGCGGCAAGGATTCATGGTTCGACAGGGCTTTGAAGAGTCTGAGGTCGTAACGTGCCAGACTTCCACCGGCCAATGCGTATTGAGCTTGAATACCGCCGCGCCCTGAATGCCCTCATGCAGTCTTGGCTCAAGATGGTTCCTGCTGGGTCAGACCTCGAAGCGATATTTTCCTACCTTGGCAACGGCGGTGGTGAGCGCGTCATACAAGCCTCTGAACGGCTGGCGCGGGGCATGGTGACGGCTACAGCAGTCCAGAACGCGGTATCGTGGCGTGACGCGGCCCGGAAATCTACGCAGGGAGCACGAATCTATGACCTGCTCAAACGTGAGATGGACGGACCTGTAGGGGCGCAGATGCGCGAACTGGTCAAGACTCACGCTGCCCTTATCAGAACCGTTCCGCAGGACGTTGCCCAGGACATAGCTTCGCAGATTGCTACACGCCAGATGCGCGGAGAGCGAGCGGAGACTATCGCAAGGGACATACGGCGGCGTATCCCTGAGATTACGAAGAGCCGGGTAGCAATGCTGGCCCGGACTGAGGTATCCAGCACGGCTACATCTATCAGCGAGGCGCGGGCCGCACACCTGTCACTTCCCTGCTATGAGTGGCTGTCGAGCAAGGATAGGCGCGTCCGGCCCTCACACCGGCTCATGGACCATGTGATTGTGTTCTGGTCAGACCCACCCGCGCCAGAGGCATTGGCCGGAATAAGGTCGAAACTCGGCCACTACCAGGCCGGGAAGGTTCCCAACTGCCGCTGTGATGCTAACGTGATTGTGGATTTGGGCCAGATTACATTTCCCGCAAAGGTGTACCACGATGGCAAGATTGAGCGTATGGGCCGAGCAAAGTTCTTAAATCTGTACCAATGAAAGGAGACGCGAAGAGCCAGAGCACACGGGGCCGTCCTTCGTGGCGGCTTTCGTGTCTTAGGCATAGGGGCGGCTTCCCTTTGGGGTAAGGGGTAAGTCTCTTACTTAGTATGACTCTCAGGTCTGGAATTCAAGGACACAGTTTCGTATTGGAAGGCTTGCGCCTCACCCCATTGCGACCAGGACGTAGCCGCCTTTGCGCAGATCAAGTACCGCGCCCGGAGCCTGGATTTCTCTGTGAACTGGATTCATCGGTGCCAATGCCCGTCCCTGTCGTACTCAAGCGGCCCGTTGATTATGGGAAAGAGTGCCGCGAACTCCCCGAAACACTTGCGCGTCTCTGTCATACCTAAACAGTTGCAACCCTATCACAATATGCGATATACTTCAATTGCGGGGTGAGATTGATGAACTTGCCCCTCGCGTCATGCCTAGACACCTGCCGCGAAACCACCCCGCAGCCTTTTAATTTCCCCCTTGACAATACAGATACAGACCGTGATACAGTATTCCCATGAGTAAAACCACGAAACAAACCCCGAAGTCTCAGTTGTTTGCCGAGATCGTTGCCCGGCAGACGCAAGTCGCAGCCATCGAAGCCAAAGAGCGTAAGATTCTGGCGCTGAAACAGAAGCAGGTCCGGCTTGAAGTGGAGCGCGCATTGCTTGTCGCAATTGATAACTATCTCTCTCTCGGACCACTCATCGGCTCTCTTGATGAATTTACTGTTACTCATTGTTTGGCCTCAGCGGGTGCGCTACTTGAGCGCATCGTGAAAGAGCAATGTCATGCGTAGAGTTGGCACCGTTGTAGTAATCCGCGTGAATGACGATATGCTGGCCGTCGCCCGCAAGATGGCCGAGGCGCAAAAGAAGCCGCTCCGTACCCTGCTCAGGGAGATTATCGAGGATGTGTTGAAAGAGGCAGAGAAGTGAGCGATTCAGATAGTCTTTTCCCTGTTTTCGCTGGCATTGTTGCAGTAGTCGGGGCCGTATTCCTTTACTGGCTACCAACAATTATTGCTTGGCGGCGCGACCATAGCAACACATTGTCTATCGGTGTGACCAATCTTTTCTTTGGTTGGACCATCATTGGCTGGTTATTCGCTCTGATTTGGGCCACAACGGATAATGTGAGGCGCTATGGCCGTTACGCCGATTCTAATTCTCTCCGATAACCCCACGGCTAAGACAGGCCTCGCTCGTATAACGCGGGAACTCGCTTTGAGAATCCATGAGAACATGAGCGACGTGTTCCGCGTGGCTTGCTTCGGGCCAGGATGGGATGAGACGGTGAGCCTACCGTTTCCTGCATATCCTATTCACAGGATGGAGAACTGGATTACGCCTGAACTCCCTGACCGCTGGCGTGAGTTTGCAGGGGATGAGCGCGGTATTCTTCTGGTAATATGGGACGCCAGCCGGTTGCTTTGGTTGACCGACCCCGCGAAGTATTGCCCCGATCCGTATCTCAGAAACTTCCTACTCCGCAAGCCTTTTGATATTTGGACCTACACCGCTATCGACGCGGAGGGGCCGAATGGACGGCTCTCTTACCTGCTCCGTGAAGTACTGAGTAAGTGTAACCGCGTACTAGCATACAGCGAATGGTCGGCGCGAATTATTGAACAGACCATCGGCGGAACGATTGAAGCCCTACCACACGGCATTGATCCGCAGGTGTGGCGACCGCGTGGACGCGATAAGGCACGGCGCAAGTTCGGCCAGCTTGTATTTGATACCGATTTCAGCATCAAGCCAGACCAGTTCGTTATCGGCATGGTTGGAACGAATCAGGCGCGGAAAGACTTTGGTA